TCGTGGCCCGTCTCATGCTCCCCGAGAGCGCCCAGCGGTTTCTGGCCCTGGAAGTCGTCAAGGACGGCGCCGTGCTGTCCACCCACCAGGACTGGGACGAGGCGCAGGAGGCGGCGGACCAGGTGGCCGGTGCCCGGGTGAAGTGGGCGATGCCCATGCCGGACCGCGTCCTGGTCGCTCTCATGGAGTGGGTGACGGAGCTGTACGGGGGTGGCGCGAAGGCCCGCCCTACTGGGCGGTCTGGCGGCTCTGCGACAGCATCGGCCAGGGGTGGGAAGAGTGGTCCGGCGCGCTCGCGCTCGAAGGGGTAGACATCCACGCCTGGCGGCTGCGCACCCTGCTGGCCGCCGCGGAGGCCGCGATCGACGCCGCCGCCAAGGACGACCAGGAGCGGGCCCGTAACCGGGCCCGGTTGTACGCCCCGCCCAAGGGGCAGCGTCCCGCGGCCAGGGCGGCCGGGGCCGGCGGGCCTGCGCAGGGCCGGGGTATGAGCATCGCCCAGGCGCAGGCCCTCATGGCCAGCGTGGCCGCCGAGGACTCCCAGATCACCGGCGGTAGGAGCGGATAGTCTGGGATCACGGCAGGCCCCGCGTGGGGGCCGCCTCTCGCCGACTGGTTAAGGGCCGGGCACCACCACTCACCCAGTGGGGGCCCGGTGGCTGGCGAGGATGAGGACTACGGCAGCGCCCGGATCACCATTGATCTGGACGACGCGGACGCCGTCGCGGATGCCCGTGACCTCGGTCTGCGGATCCGGCGGGCGCTGGACCGCTCGACGCGCGACGTCGGCGAGCGCATCCGGGACAACATCACTCGCGGTCTGCGGGATGTGTCGGTGGCCGTCCAGGTCATCCCGGACATGTCCCAGCTCCGGGACCGCATCGAGCGCGCCTCCTCCCTCGCCGCCGGCGCGGAGCTGCGCGTCCCAGTTCTGCCGGACCTGGACGGGTTCGTCACCCGCATCCGGGCGCTGCTCGCGGGCGAGGAGTTCCGGCTCCGGGTCATCCCGGACCTCACCGACTTCGACGCCCGTATCCGGGCGCACTCCGCGCCCACCGTCACGGTCGACGTCGATTTCGACACCGACGCCCTGACGCGCGCCCTGGGCAACCTCGCCGGGGTGGCCGGCCGGGTCGGCGGGGCCATCGTGGGGGCTCTGCGGTTCGGCGCGATGGGTATCGCGGCGGCAGGCGCCGCGTCCGGGATCGCTCAGCTCACGGCGGCCCTGGCGCCAGCGGCTGGTCTGCTCGCCGCCCTCCCGGCGGTGGTCCTTGGGTTCCAGGCCGCCCTGGGCGCGCTGCGCCTGGCGCTGTCCGGGGTGGGTGACGCCTTCAAGGCTGCCCTGACCGAGGACGCCGAGGCGTTCGAGGAGTCCCTGGAGGGCCTGTCCCCCAAGGCCCAGGCGGCGGCCCGAGAAGTGCGGGCGCTGCGGCCGGCGTTCGAGGAGCTGAAGGAGAGCGTCCAAGACGGCTTCTTCGCCCAGATCGAGGGCGAGATCACCAGGACGGCCAACGCCCTGGCGGGGCCCCTCAAGACGGGGCTGACGGGCATCTCCACAGCGTGGGGAGTGGCCGCCCGGAACGCCCTGGGGTACGTCCAGGGCGCCCAGGGCGTATCGAACGTCCAGTCCGTTATGCGGGCCGCGCAGGCGGCCACGGAGGGGTTCTCCCGGACCACCAACCGGTTGACAGCGGGGCTGCTACAGGTGGCCGCCGTCGTCTCGGACCGGTTCGGCGGGGAGCTTGCCAGCGGCATCGAGGGCCTGGGTCAGCGGTTCGGCACCTGGCTCCAGCAGATCGCTCAGGGTGGCCAGGCCGTCGCCTGGGTGGACGGGGCGATCACCACCCTGGCCCAGCTCGGCGACATCGCCGGCAACGTTGGCGAGATCTTCAGCGGCATGTTCCGGGCCGGGAACGACGCCGGGGCGGGGGTGCTGACCAACCTCCAGCAGATCACGCAGGCGGTCAGCGACTTCGTCAACTCCACCCAGGGGCAGGACGCCCTGGGCAACATCTTCGGAGCGGTCGGCCAGGTCGCCGCGCAGCTTGGCCCGATCGTCTCGGCCTTGCTGTCCAACTTGGGGCAGATTGCCCCGAGTTTGTCCCCCATCTTCCAGCAGCTCGGACCGGTGATCGTCCAGACGATCAACCAGGTAGGTGCTGCCGTCCAGGGGGCGCTGCCTCAGCTAGCGGTGGTCTTCCAGCAGCTTGGGGTGGCCGCGCTCTCCCTTGGCCCTGCCCTGCCGCCCGTGGCCGAGGCAGCTGCCGCCCTGGCGCGATCCTTCGCCGACCTCATCGTGGCCCTGGCGCCTGCCGCCGCTCTGCTGGCCCAGATCCTGGCCCCGATCGTCAACTACGCGGCGCCCGTGCTCGCGGCAGCCGCGGCCACGCTGCTCCTAGTCAAGGCCATCCGGGCCGCACAGGCCATCTTCCTGGTGCTCCAGGGCGCGTGGCTGGCCCTGAACGCGACTTTCGTGGCCTCCCCCATCGGCGTCATCGTGGTGGCCGTCATCGGCCTGGCCACAGCGATCTACCTGCTCTACCAGCGGTTCGGCGCCGTGCGCGGCGTGGTCGATGCCGTGGGCCGGGCCCTGCGGGACGGGTTCCTGGCCGCGGTGGGGTTCGTGCGGACCGCCGCCGGGCAGATCGCTGGCTTCTTCGTCAGCGCCTGGGAGGAGACCAAGGCGGCCGTCTCGGCCGGCATCGACGCCACGGTCGCCTTCTTCACCAGCCTGCCAGGACGGATCACGGCCGGGCTGTCCGCGCTGGGCTCCACGATCGCCACCTTCTTCGTCGGTGCCTTCGAGACCGTCAAGGCCGGGTTGTCGGTCGCCGTCCAGGGCGTCGTGGACTTCTTCGTGGCGCTGCCCGGGCGGATCCTCGCCGGGCTGGCCGCGCTACCCGGGCTGCTCCTGAACGCCTTCACCAGCGCGGTGGCGTACGCGATCATCGGCCTGCTGACCGTGGTGGCCGGACTGGTGTTCGTGTTCACCGAGCTGCCAGGCCGCATCTACAACGGGCTGCTGTCGCTGGGATCGCTGCTGGTCAGCGCTTTCGTGTCCGGGTTCAACGCGGTGACGTCCACCGTGTCCGGCTGGATCTCGTCCACGGTGGGGTTCTTCCGCACGCTGCCCGGGCGGGTCGCTGGCGCCTTGGCCTCCCTGGGTTCGGTGCTGCTGCGCACCTTTACCAGCGCGTTCACCTCCGCCCGATCGACCACGTCCGGCTGGATCTCGTCCACGGTGGGGTTCTTCCGCACGCTGCCCGGGCGGGTCGCCGGCGCCTTGGCCTCCCTGGGTTCGGCGCTGCTGCGCACCTTCACCGGCGCGTTCAACTCCGCCCGCGCGCGGATCACCAGCTTCGTCTCGTCCGCCGTGGGTCTCTTCCGGGCTCTGCCCGGGCGCGTGGCCGGGGTGCTCGCCTCACTGCCGGGGCGGATCGCCAGCGCCTTCACCAGCGCCGCCAGCCGCGCGCGGTCCGCCGTGTCCGGGCTGATCTCGGCGGTTGTTTCGCTGTTCCGGGGCCTGCCTGGCGCCATCCTCAACGCCATCGGCAACGTGGGCGGACAGATCATGTCCAAGATCAAGTCCGGCATCCCCAGCGCGGTGCGCAAGTACTTGCCGTTCGCCAAGGGCGGCATTGTGTACGGCCCGACGCACGCCCTGATCGGCGAGGCCGGGCCCGAGGTGGTCATCCCTCTGACCAACCCGAGGCGCGCGGCCCAGCTTGCCCAGCAGTCCGGGCTGCTGGGCATCCTGGCCGGCCAGGCGCGCACCCTGGCCGTGTCGGCCACCGCGGCGACGACCAGCAGCAGCGCCTCGGTGGGCGGCGCCGTGTCCACCCTGCGCACGCTGCTCGCCGGTATCGGACAGTTGCTGGACGGCGTGGGCGCCAACGTGGTGCAGGGCATGGTCGACGGCATCCGCAACAACGCCGGCCAGATCGCCACGGCCGCCACCGAGATGGCCGACACCGCGGCGATCGCCGCCCGCGACACCCTGGAGACCCACAGCCCAAGCCGGGTGTTCGCCCGGATCGGCCGCGATGTCGGGCGCGGGTTCGTGGAGGGCCTGATCGGTACGGCCGCCCAGATCAAGGCCACCACGGAGAAGCTGGTCCGGTCCATTCAGCAGGCGTTCGCGGGGAAGAACACGCGGCTGGACGACCGGCTGGTGGCCATGCTCGACGCGGGCAACAAGAGGTTGCAGACCCTGGCCGCCCAGCGCGATGCCCTGGCCAAGCGCATCGCGGACGCGCGGAAGTTCGCCGCCGACACCGCCAGCCAGACCGCCCAGGCGTTCAGCCTGCAGAACCTCACCCAGGGCAGCGACAAGGTGACGACCAAGGGTTTGACCGCGGGCCTGGAGGCCGCGGTCAAGCAGGTCCGGACCTTCCAGGCCAACCTGGCCAACCTGGCCAAGCGCGGCCTGTCCAAGGCCCTGTTGCAGCAGATCGTGAGCCTGGGCACGGTCCAGGGCGCCGAGATCGCCACCGCCCTGGCCGGGTCGACCAAGGACAGCCTGAAGCGCCTCAACAGCCTTCAGACGGACCTCACCAGGGCGTCCACCAACCTGGGCAACACCAGCGCCGACGTTCTTTTCGACGCCGGGAAGCAGGCAGGCAAGGGGTTCCTCACCGGGTTGCAGGCCCAGCGCAAGAACATCGAACGGCTGATGCTCGACATCGCCAAGGGCATGCAGGCCGCCATCCGTAGTGCGCTGGACATCAACAGCCCGTCCCGGGTGATGCGCCGCCTGGGCGACTTCACCGGTCTGGGCCTCCAGCTCGGTCTGGTGGACCGCGTCGCCGGGATCATGCGCGCGGCCACGGCGGCGGCCCGCGCGGTGGTGGACGCCGTCAGCTCCCAGTTCGACCTGCTGCCCGGCCGGGTCTCCTCCTCCCTCGCCGGGGTGGGCGGCGATCTCGGGGCGGACGTCATCCCGCTGACCCGCGCGCAGCGCGCCCGCCAGGCCGGGACGGGCGGCGGAACCACCGGGGGCGGGGGGCGGACGGTGATCCAGAACAACCACTTCGAGATCAGAGAGGTAGGCAACGGCCAGGTCACCGCGCACCGCGTCGTGGCCCGCCTCGTACATGCGGCGGGAGTGACCGGCTGATGACGGCTGAGTGGTACATGGAGTACGGCGGGGTGGAGATCGTGAACCACTCCCGCCTCCAGCAGTACCTGGAGACGGTGGGGTCACCGCTGGACTCCCACGCCGGGTGTGGCTGCCCGGCTTTCACCCACGAGGTGCTGGACCAGCTCCCCTACACGACCCCGGACGACGAGGACAATCCAGCGCCCTGGTACGACCCGGACGTCCCGGAGTCCACGGAGTTCGCCGGGATCATGGTGCTGGACGTCCAGGGCCTGGACGACTACCCGGTGCAGCGCACCGTGACGGGCGGGATCGCCGGCGGCGGCGCCATCGGCCCGGCCCGGGCGCTGCCGCGCACCATCACCGTGACCGCGATCCTGCTCGGCTCCACCTGCTGCGGCGTCCAGTACGGCCTCCAGTTCCTGGGCCAGGCGCTCCAGGGCTGTGCGGCCGGGGAGTGCGACGGGGACTGTCTCGTGGTGTACGACTGTTGCCCCGGCGGCGGGTTGACGCCGGCGGAGTTCAACGCCAGGATCCGGCGGACGCTGCGCCGCGTGGCTCTCGTGGACGGTCCGCGGGTGACGGCCCGGGCCGGGACCGGCTGCACCACCGGCAGATGCCAGTCCGGCGCGGACATCCTCACCGTGGAATGGGTGATGACCGCCACGGTGCCGTGGCTGTGGACGGACCTCATGCCGGTCATGGAGGTCACCCCGCCCATGAACCTGGACGGGGACTGCGTGGAGTGGTGCCTGCACCCCACCGGCGAGGGATGTCCGGGGGGCTGCAAGTTCGCCACCTGCGTGGACCCGGCGGCGGCGTGCGCGGACAGCCGCTGTATGCCCGAGGCGCCGCCCCTGCCGGGCGCCCCGCTGTCGACGTGCTTCTGCCTGCCCCTGGCGACGGAGCGCGCCTGCTACCCCCTGGACCTCACCGACCGGCCGAACTGGAGCACCGACCTGCCGGTCGTCACCGTACGGTCCGGGTCCAGTGAGCTGCGCAACCTGACCATCGCAATCTACGAGAGCGGCGAACCCGGCATGACTTGCGAGGAGACGGCCGACTTCAACCGCTGCGCCCCGGTGGACTACTGGCACATTGCATACGTGCCGCCGGGCGGGGCGGTGACGCTGGACGGCCAGACGGCCCGCGCCACGGTGGAGTGCGGCGGGACCTGCGAGTCCAGCCCGGACGTGTACGGCATGGACGGCATGCCACCGACGTACACGCCGTTGGAGTGCTCCACGTACTGCGTGTGCATCGAATCGGACATCGAGCACCCCCCGGCGCTGGACGCGCTGGTGACGCTCAACGTGTCCGGGCGGGGGCGGTAATGGCTGTGGCGGGGTGCGGCACCCATGCCGTGCAGATCCTCGACCGCGGCGGCGCCGTCGTCGCCACGGCGTCCGTGCTCACAGAGGTCGAGTGGACCCGAACCCTGGACGCGGTGAGCAGCGCCCGCGCCGTCATCAACCCGGACGGTGACTGCTGTAACCGCCTGGGACGCCTGTCCACCTGGGCTCATCGGCTGGTCGTGTTCCGTGACAACCGGTATGTGTGGGACGGCCCGATCACTGGTATCTCCTGGTCCCTGGGTCAGGTCGAGATCCAGGCCCAGGACGTGCTGGCCTGGCTGGACCGGCGCGTGATCCACGAGAGCCGCACCTTCACCAGCGTGGACCTGGCCGAGGTCGCCGTCTGGCTGATCGAGGACGGCTACGCCCCGGATGACCCCGGGCACACGGTGGAGGTGGTGGGCAAAGCGGGGATCACGGGCTCGCGCGCGTACACCAGGAACGTCGGCCAGACCGGCGATCACCTGGCGCAACTGGCGGAGGCCGGGATTGACTTCACCGCCATCGGTTCCAAAATCCTGCTCCTTCCGGAGGACCACCTGGTGAGTGTGGGGCGGCTGTCGGACGCGGACCTGCCGGAGGGCCTGGACGTCGCGGAGGACGGGGCGGCGCTGGTGTCCCGGTGGGTGGTGGCCGGAAGCGAGGAGAGCGGCGCCATCGGCGAGTACGGGGGTGTGGATCCCTACTACGGACTGCACGAGCGGTTCGTAGAGATGTCCGAGATCACCGACAACGCCAGCGCGACGGAGGCCGCTCGGGCGCGGCGGCGGGCGAGTTTGCCGGTCCCTGTCGTCGTGGACACCCAGCAGGTGACCATCAGCCCCCTGGCCGCGATCGACGTGCCGTCCCTCGTGCCGGGCTGGTGCCTGGACGTCACGTCGGCGGGCACCTGCCGCACCGTACGGCAGCGCCTCAAGATCACCGGGCTGAGAGTCGTCGAGACGGGCGGGGACGGGGACAACCCGGGCGGGGAGAGCGTGCAGGTGCAGGTAGCGGCGACCGGAGCGGAGACCCCCTGATGGCGATGCGAGGATCACCGGCCCGCCGGATCGTGGGCAACCCGCTGGGGTCGGTGCTGACCAGCCTGGACCAGCGCACCCGCCGGGTGGCTGTACGGCGGACCCGCGCCGAGCAGGACCAGGCGCTGCTTGCCACGCCCGTGCGCGTGGCTGCACGGCCTGCTGCCGCTGTGCTGACCACGGGGGAGGACGGGCGGGCCAGGTGGACGTTCCCGGCCCCGTACGGGGCGGTGCCGGCTGTCTCGGCGGTCGCCGTCGACCCGGACCCCGGCGACGAGGAGCGCACCGTGGTGGTCGCTCTGGAGGAGGTCACCACCTGGTGCCTGGTCGTGCGGGTGTGGCGTACCCGGGGGCGGCGAGGCAGTGGGGTGGCGGAGCCGGCCGGGCCGGGGGTGGCTGTGCACGTGAGCGCCCAGGACGTGGGAGGCAGCTAGGTACCCTGCTGGTCAGTCGCTGGTTTAGGGCCGGACACGCACCGCAACGGCGGGAGTTCAGCATGGCATCGGTGTGCGTGGACGACGAGTATTTCGAGGTGGGCGACGACGGGCGGCTGACGCTCATCCCGGGGCAGCAGGGCCTGCGGCAGACCCTGTACTTCAAGACCCCGGGCAGCTACACGTTCGAGAGGGCTGCATACCCGTGGCTGGCGAGGGTGCTCGTCAAGGTCCAGGCCGGTGGCGGCGGCGCGGCCGGGGCTCGCGCGGGGGCGGGCATGCTCACGGCGCAGCCGGGGGGTTCAGGCGGCGGCTACGCGGAGCGGCTGATCGAGGCGTCTGCGCTCGGCGCTGCGGAGACCATCGTGGTGGGGGAGGGCGGGGAGGCCGGCACGCCGACGGAAGGCGGGGGCCCCGGCGGGAACTCCTCTTTCGGTGGTCTGTGCACCGCGCTGGGCGGCCACGGCGGCCAGGCCATCATGGCGTCCGGCAACACGCCCACCTGTCACACCGGCACCGCAGGGCCCGGCACGGGCGTGGGTGACCTCGTGATCGGCGGTGGCCCGGGCGGCGGCGCCATCCGGATCAACGGCGGTGAGGGACAGAGCGGCGAGGGCGGAGATTCTCACCTGGGGCACGGTGGCTGGCAGCGCTCCTCCACCGGCTCCGGCGGCCCCGGCCGCGGCTACGGCGGCGGCGCGGCCGGCGCGATTGCTCGTGACGGCGACAGCGTCAACGGCACCGTGGGCCGTCCCGGCATCGTCATCGTGGAGCTGTACGGCTGACCCCTGTCCGGACACCCCCGGACTCCTTGCGTCCGGACAGTGTCCACGCAGGTGAGCCAGTGTCCGGCATGCTCGGCCGTGACCGTGGCCGCGCGCTGTCCGGACAGCGCTGGGGACACGTCCGGACCATGTCCGGTAAGGGCGTCGATAGACTCGGTAGTGAGCCGCTGGTTTAGGTCCGGGCCCCGATCACGACCCCCGAGGACGGTGGGACCAGTGGCGAGGTGCGGATGCGCCGGCGGCGCGTGCAACTGCGCGGTCGAGGCCGGGACGAACGTTAACGTGAGCGGGTCCGGGTCGGTGGCCAACCCGTACGTCATCAGCGCGGAAGTGCCGTGCGAGGACGTACGCGCGTGCCTGTCCGCTGGGGACGGCATCCTGGTCGACCAGGCCACCGGCGAGATCAGCGCCCATGTATCCGGGCAGGCCGGGAACAACCTGTCAGTCGGTGCGGACGGCGGGCTGGTCGTGCCCACGGCCGGCGGCGCCGTGCTCACCCAGTGCGGGCTGGCCGGTGACGGCACCGCCAGCGCCCCCCTGCGGGCCAGCACCGTGGCCTGGCCGTACCCGTGCAGTGTCGATGACTTCGGCGGGGGCGTGTACTGCGACAGCCAGGGGCGGTTGCGCTCCGAGCCGCGCGGGATGATCACCTTCCCGTCCTACTCGGAACTGCGGGAGTACCCCGACATCGGTATCCCGGTGGCGCAGAACACCGTGCTGGACACGTTCACAGTGAATGTGACCAATCCGGATCCGTGCCGCCCAGCGTGGGTGATCACGGAGCGGGAAGTCGACATCTACATGGTGCTGCCGGCCGGTGGCGCGGCGGCCGTGGGGCAGCAGAACGATGAGACGTTCTACCTGCGCAACACCGGCACGTCCTCGATGGTGGGCGTGCACGCCCAGAGCTGCAAGGTCCTGCCGTCAGCGTCCGCGCTCGCCCCTGGGGCGACGATCCCGGTGACGCTCAGCGCGACCGGCGGCCGGGGCCTGAACGGCGCCTACTACTACAGCATCAACTTCATTCTGCGAACCCTGCTGATCAGCCTGTGAGGAGCACGCCCATGTCCCAGCCTCTCCCCGAGCTGCCCGGGTGGCCGTGGCCGTGGCCTGGCGGCGGAGATACGGCACCGGAACCGACCGTGTACTACGTCCGGTTCCCGGACGGCCATATCGGCCAGATCACTGCCGCGTTCGGTACGGAGCCTCTGCTGCCGGAGGGCTCCACCACCCTGACGCAGGAGCAATACCAGGAGCTGCGCGGCCAGATGCACGATGCCCACGAGGCGCGCCTGGCACAGATCCAGGCGGCGGAGGAGGCGGCGCGGCTCCAGCAGTACCAGGACCTGCTGGAAGTGGGTCTGCCGGACGCGACCGCGCGCGGGCTGTCCGGCTATGACGGCCCCTCAACCGAACAAGCTGCCGGTTAGACTCCTTACGCCGCTGGTTTAGGTCCGGGCGAGGAACCCCCATTTCGGGAGTGATCTCCTTGACCAACTGCGGATGCAGCCGTCGGTGCACCTGCGCCGTCACCGCTGGCCCCGGCGTCACGGTGGACGGCAACGGCTCCCCCTCCAACCCCTACATCATCAGCGCCGGCGGCACGGGCGGCGCCGCGATCGCCACGGCGTGCGGTCTCACCGGCGACGGCAGTACCGGTACTCCGCTGGCCGTGGCGGTCGGCGTCTGGCCCTACCCGTGCGACGTGGACGACGCCGCGGCGGGCGTCTACTGCGACAGCTCCGGTGTGCTGCGTGGAGAGCCCCCCGTACGGTCCAGGTTCCAGCAGAACAGCCTCGGCCGGTCCTTCCCCGCCGCGCCGCTCGTGCCGCAGCCGGAAGAGGTAGTGGCGACGCTGGACCTGCCGATCGTCAACCCGGACCCCTGCCGGACCGCGATGGTGATCCTTTTTCAGGAAGTCGACGCCGACCTGAACCTGCCGCCCAACTCCGAGGGCGGGGTGGGCATCGACACGGACGACATGGTGCACCTGGCCAACACCGGCAACAGCACCATCAGCCGCGAGCACGTGCAGGTCAACAAGCTGACGAACCTCACGCTCGCCCCGGGCGAGACACGCCTGCACACGATGGACATCAACATGAGCCGCGGCGCCGGCGGCGCGACCTACACCCGCATCCAGGCCACGCTCCGCGCCTGGGTGATTTCCAACCCGACCACCTGACGAGGGGCCACCGTGGAAGAGACGTTCTACTACAAGTACCCCGACGAGTCGGTCGGCGTGCGGACCGTGGTCGGTGTCGAGGAGGTCACCCACCCGCCTGGCGTCACCCTCATCACCGCAGAGGACTACCAGACGCGGCTGGCCGAGATCGAGGCCCAGCGCCAGGCGGACGAGGCCGCGACCCGTGCCAGTGAGCAGAGCCAGCGCGCCGAGGACTACGAGGCGCTGCTGGCCGCCGGTATCCCGGAGGCCACCGCTCGGCGCCTGAGCGGCCACACCCCGCAGGAGGTGCAGGAATGAGCACCACCCCGATGACCCCGGCCCAGTGGCGGGCCGCGCTGCGCGCCGAGGGCGTGCCCTACAGGGAGCTGGAGGGCTGGACCACCCGCGGCCGGGACGCCGCGACCGGCAAGACCTTCGGGCCGGTCCACGGCGTTCTCAACCACCACACCGCCGGGCGGGACTCCCTCACCATGATCGCCTTCCAGGGGCAGGGCTCGGCGGTCCCCGCACCCCTGGCGCACGCGCTGCTGCCCAAGGACGGCCGCCTGGTCCTCGTCGCGGACGGGCGCGCCAACCACGCCAGCCTGGCCGCCCGCAACGCCTTCGACGCGATCGTGGCCGAGACGCCGATCCCCGCGCCGTCCAAGGCGTCCGGAACGGTGGACGGCAACGATGCCCTCTACGGCCTGGAAGTCGAGAACCTCGGCAACGGCACGGACACTTACACGCGCGCCCAGTACGACACCTGGGTGCGCTGCAACGCGGCCATCTGCCGCCACCACGGGTGGGGGGCCGGGAGCGTCGCCGGCCACCTGGAGACCAGCGTGGAGGGCAAGGTCGACCCTCGCGGCCCGGTGGAGGGCTACGGCCGGCGCGGCCGGTTCGCGTTCACCATGGCCCAGTTGCGGGCCGACGTCGCGGAGCGGTTGCGGCACCCGGCGAGCTGGAGCCCCCAGCAGGCGAGCATCCCCCAGGAGGCCACCACCATGACTGGCCCGTACTACCTCAACGTCGGGATCGACGGGTACCAGTTGGCCCCCGACCTGTGGGACGAGATCGCGTTCACCGAGGAGTGGGCTGACGGGGCCGGTCACCACACCACCAACGGGGAGGTGGTCCTGGTCGGCCCAGCCCGGTTCACCGGCTCCCTGTCCCTGCGCCTGGTGGGCCTGCCGGTCGGCGACGTCGTGCAGGTCCGCATGAGTGAGTGGGAGGGCAACACCCTGCGCACGCTGCACCCGATCCACGAGGTGATCGGCAGCGCGGGCGGTGCCTACGCCGTGGTGCCCCTGGTCAAGCGGCTCGCCCCGGGCCGCTCCATGCGCGTCCGGCTGCTCAACCAGAGCGCCGGCGGAATCGAGGTTGCCAGCGCCGTCCTGACGGCCCTGGTCTGGAAGGAGTCCACCTCATGAGCACCAGCAGTTTCCGGCTCCCGGACGGTGGCGTGATCGTGCGCAGCGCCAAGACGTACGCGCGGGACCTGTTCGAGAGGGTCATCACCAGCGCCGCCTACGGTTTCGTGGCAGCGTTCGTCCCGGCCCAGGCCGCGGACGCGTCCATGTGGTACGCCGCTGGCGGCGCCGCGATCGGCGCGGTAGGCGCGCTCCTCAAGGGCATGGTGGCCCGCGCGTTCGGCGACCCGCACAGCGCGAGCCTGTCCAGGAGGGTGTAGGCACATGACCATGCCGCAGGCGGGGATCACGGTTGCGGTGGAGCTGGAGAGGCTTCGCGGGACGGTGGCCACAGGGCTGGCGGAGGTCAAGGGGTCGCTGGCCGTCCTGCTGGAGAGGTCCACGCGCACCGAACAAGATCTTCTACGGCTACGTGAGGACACGGGCAAGGAGCTGGACGCGTTGAAAGCGGAGATGGAGGCGCTGAAGGCCAGACGCTGGCCGCTGGGCGTGCTCGGCGCCGTCGCCGGCGTCGTCGGCACCGCCACCGCGGTGGTGTCCCTGTTCCTGCGCTGACCCGTCACCGGCGTGGCAGACACCGCGTTGGGTATCGCTGCCCTGTTCGCACACAGCACCCTGGAGGATGAAATGGCAGACCCCGCGCATCTCGCCCGGATCGCCTACACCGCATACGGTGAGTCGACGGGTAACGAGAACTTTTTGGGCGATCCCATGCCCACCTGGGAAGACCTCCCCGAATCCATCCGTACGGCCTGGGAGGCTGCCGCTGGTGCGGTGGCCAGTGAGGTGACCGCGCCCAGCTCATAGGCCGCGTGGCGAGACCGGCGCCCGCCCTGGTGCTTGTGTCCGGCCGAGGGCGGGCGCCTCTGCGTTGATTCCTGCGTGTAGGCGGTGCCAGCAGCCCGTCCTCCACATCCGGAGGGCGGGCGTTGCTGTGCCATCATGTCCGGCCCGATGAGACGGAGGCGATGGTGACGACCCTGAACCTGGAGCGCGGCGAGTACGGCGTGGTGACGGTGGCGGCGGACGGCGGTCTGCTCGTGGAGCTGACGGAGGCCGGGGGCCGCCGCCTGGCCGACCAGTACGCGCCGCGTGCGGCGGCCCTTGAGGAACACGGCGACCAGCGCGCGGCGTGGTTGCGGTCCCTGTCCACGGATGAGCTGGTGACGCTGACCGCGTCCCGGCTCGGTGGCCCGGACCCGCAGATCGTCGCGGAGGGCGTTCGTCGCATGACGGAGGCCGCGGAGCGGATGGCGCCGACGCTGGAGGCGCTGCGCTCTCTGGGGCTGCTTGGGGTGACCAGTGAGCGGTGAGGAGTCCGTGGCCCGGATCATGGCGGAGCTGCCGCGCGAGACGGCCGCCGCCCTCGTCCAGCGGCTCCACGAGGACACCGCGCGCCTGGCCGCCGAGGCGCTGGAGCCGGCGCCCCTGATGCGCGGCCCGGAGTTCCCAAGGGGCCTACACGGTCTCAATGCCGTGACCGCCCGCTACACCTGCCGTCAGCCGGGGTGCTGCATGGTGTACCTGGAGGCGGTGGACGAGCTGCCAGGGCCGCTTACCCTGCCGGTGAACTTCACCCCGGACGACGTGTCGGCAGCCATCACCGCCCAGGCGAGCGAGCGCCACGAGGCGCGGCTGGACCGCGTGGACGCGGCGTTCCGCGAGCACTACCGCACTGAGCACCCCGAGCTGCTGGAGGAGATCCATGGGACACCGGCCCCGGCCGAGCGTTGAGCGCGCCCGCCGCCAGATCGAGCGGGCTGCCTATCTGCCCTCCTGTCCGTGGTGCAAGCACCCGGTCCAGGCCCATGACGTCCAGGCCGGGCAGCGGGTGTGCACCCGTGGTCATGAGGAGCCGTCCTGCCGGGACTGCCGCACCATCCGCGACAGCCTGAGCGCGCCGGCGGCAGCGCTGTGGGACTTCGCCCGGATCATGGCGAGCCCGCCCAGCGTGCGAGTGGCGCCGCTGGCGTTCGGCCGGCCGGTGCGCTCGGCCGCGGGCCGGCGGGTAGGGGGATGACCGACATGGCCGACCACGGACTGAGCCAGGAGGAGCTGATGAGGCGCCTGGTGAGGCATGGCCAGATGCTCCGGGAGGCTCTGGTCGAGACGGAGCCCGAGGGCGGGGAGGGCGCCATCGAGGAGGGCAGCCCGCAGGACCTGCTGCGCTCCGCCGCCTACAGGCTGCTGACCACGGTGGACCTGCTCACTGTGGATGTGGAGGACCCAGGCGAGGGGGAGTGTCAGACCCCCGGCGTACGGTGAAGTCGTCCACTGGCTGGCGTGCCACTCGGACGCATGTGAAGCGCCCCGCCCCGGCGTGGAAACCGGGACGGGGCGCACCCATGTCCGGTGTTAGGCGGCGGTGGTCCAGCAGCCCCCGTCCTGAGGGCAGGCGTCGGCCCACTGCTCCAGCAGGGCGGCCCACTGGCGGGTGCGCTCGCGGCTGGCCGGCTGGTTCATCAGGTCGCGGATGGCCTGGTTGAGGTGGTCCCGAGCAGGGCAGCACTGGGTGCCCGGAGTCCGGGGAGTGTTGGGCATGCCTTCAAGGTACGGGCGGGGGCTGACACCGCCCGTACCTTGATCAGGCGTACGCGGTCTGCCAGGCGCGGGCGCGCTCGTCCAGGTCGACGGCTGCTTTGACGCCACGTCGCTCGAACACCTGCAGAGAGCGGCGGATGCCGCGGACCTGCTTGGTGGCGCGCTGGGAGCGCACGCCGGTGAACATGTCCAGGCTGTGGCCCCAGGTGGCGCATGCCTGCTCCAGGTGGCCCTGGGCGGCCTGTTCGCGGCCCTGGTCGGCGAGAGTCAGCGCAGTGATCCGCTGGGCGGAGCGGCCCCCGTGGGGCCGGACGCGGGCCGAGGTGGCGTAATGCTTCTCGGCGTTGGCGTGGTCGCCCAGCTCCCGCAGCGACTTGGCAGCGTGGCTGGCGACGGTGGCGCGGGGGGAGCCCCACAGGGCGGCCCAGAACGGCAACTCCTGTTCATCGCCGCGCAGCGCCAGGTCTTGCGCCTGGCGGATCTGCGTGACCGCCTCCGGGCCGCGCCTGGCGTGGGCCAGCGCGCGGGCGCGGGTGACGGCGAACAGGCTTTCCGTGGCCGGGTCCACGCGGCCCTGGACGCGAGCCAGGGCCGCCTCCGCCAGGTCCACCGTGCTCTCAGGCCTGCGGACGTCCATGCCGTTGTGCGCCATGATCCGCAGTATCCACGCGGCGTGGAGTTCGTCCCCGGCTTCCTTCGTCAGGGCGTACGCCTGGAGGTAGTAGCGCTGGGCCAGACCGTGCTCGCCGGCGTCGTAGGCTTTCCAGCCGCACAGGTAGGCCACGCAGGCCGCGGCGCTCAGGGCGGCGCGGCGGTGCTCGGCGGTGTCGAACGAGGCCCGGCACAGGTCCGCGACATCCGATCGCAGGTACTGGACGACGGCGCTGCGGCCGTGCTGGCCGCCGTGGCGCTCATCGATGCGGGTGTACATCTCGACGACGTCGCGGACGGCCGCGATCTCTGCCATGCCTGCCCGCGTGTGGCCGGCCTGCGCCCGCTGCTCGTACTCAATGGCCTGGTCTATGCCCAGCGGCAGGGCAGCCGCTGCGACGCTGTAGGCCGCCCCTGTCAGAAACTTCCGCCGGTGAATGTCCGCCTCCCCGATCCGCATCAGCACGTCCACCGGATCGGCGCCCAGCGCCAGGCCCAGATCCTGCGGGGGCTGGTCCCGGTGGGGGTCGCACAATCCGAGATCGCTGGGCCGCAGAACGCGGCCCAGTCGGCGCGAGAGCGCTTCGGCAATGTACGTGGCGGTCTGGGGGTTCGGTCGTTGACCCTTCACCCAGTGGGCCACGGCGGAGCGGTTGGTACGGAGAATCTCGCCTGCCTCGGCGGCCACCACTCGGACCGCCGCCGCGAGCTGTTCATAAGTTAGATCGGCTTGTTTTAGGGCCTGTTCGAGCGCGTTGTTGCGCACGCGCGAGTGATCGTTCATGGTGCTTCACCCTCCCAAGCAGGGCGTTAAACGCGGTAAACGCATGAGCGTTGACCGGTGATGGTGCACTCAGCGTATTCCCCGTTGTACTCGCCGTACGAGCAAACCGCGCGAAGCCGCTTGGGGGCGTCAGCATGGCGAGCACTACCACCCGTGTGACCGAGACGGAGCAACGGCTGCGGCCGTCCTGGCGTCCGGTCGCTCACCGCCCCCGTGCGGGCGAGCGGCCCGCTCACTCCCCCCTTACCGAGGCGTGACCATGGCCAGAGCAGGAATCTCACGAATGACCAGATCTGGAACGGAGCACCCCGTCCGGCCGAGCGACACCGGACCGGGCGCGCAGGGAGCGGTCTTGGGGCACCCGATCGCCCGCACCGAGCAGCAAGTAGCAGTGAAGCTTTGGCTCCTGGCCGCAGCCCGGGACCGGGAGGAGGCGCGAGAGCAGTGGCGGCAGCCGGACGGAATCGCGCTGCTGCCTTGCGGCCAGCGGTTCTCCGCTGTGCGCATCCCGGCAAGGGTGGTGTGGGCGGCGCTGAAGACGGATGTCCTCAGAGATGTCGACGAGCGCATGAACAAGTGGTTCGACGGCGGCGCCGTGCTCATGGACCTGCACTCCCACATGTACTACGCCCTGGTGCCCAGTGAGGCGGAGTGGACGTGGACCGACCGGGAGTGCCCGGGGGTGGGCCTGCTCGGCGGGAACAGTCTCCTGGGGATTCCGGCGGTGCAGCGCACCGAGCCGCGCGGGCGCGCGTACTGGTGCATGCCGATGGAGACGCCCGGTGATCTGTGCCACCTCGACGAGGTGGAGCAGCTGGTCACCGAAGGCTGCCGCTCGCTGCGCGAGAAGGGCGCGCAGTGAGCGTGCTACCGGCCGCCGGCCGGTGGACCCCGTTCGACGGGCGCGCTCTGCTCGATGACGTCGGCACGGCGCTCGACGAGGTGGAGCCAGCCGAGGACGAGATCGAGGGCATAGCTGAGCGGCTACGCGGCCACCTGATGCGGCTCGTGGACATCGCGGTCGCCGCCGGAGCGGGCATCGACGAGGAGACGGCGGCGCTGATCGAGCAGGCCCGTGACGTGCGTGTCGAGGAGGCGCCCGGTAGCCACTGGCGAGCCGTCGGGCATGTGCGCCGCATGGCGTGGACCGCGAACAACCTACTGGAGCGCCTGAGTCTCCTCGGCTGCCTCAGGCAGTACGCGTAGACCAATCGTCTGCCGGCGTCGTCCTGGATCGGGCGATCCTCGATCGGGGGGGCACCGAGTGTGTCGGCAGAGGCCCGTGCGCAGCCGTTCGCGATGATCAACGGCCGCGTGGGCTGCCATCCGGTCCGACCCCGGACACGGGCACATCCCCCCCTATGACCCGTCCTGGCCCGGCGACATTCCCCCCGCCGGCCAGGGCGCCAGGCCCGGCGCACCCTCCCCGTCGACCCGGGTGCGCTGGGCCACCCACCACCCCTATCTGCGGAAGGACTTCACGTGTTGCCGCCCGTACCGCCCGGCATCGTCCCGCACATCGCGGCCTGGAGCGAGGAACGCACGCTGAACCCTCAGCTCGTGCTCAGCCGACGGCGCCCCGGCCTGGGCTACGCGGACGAGACTCCTCACGACCGGGATTCGTTCGGGCAGCTGTGGGTCCGCCCGATGCTCAAGCCGAAGCGCCGGCGGGGAGTGCCGCGCCCGCACCTGGTCCACCCCTACCGGCAGCGCCGGGCCATGCTCGACATGCTGTGCCAGGTCTGCAATACGGCGCCGCCGAACCCGGATGGGCCGCACTTCTTCGTGCTGCGCAACGCCGGCGGCCCGGTCCGTGAAGGGGAGCGCACGACGAGCCCGCCCGTGTGCGTGCCGTGCGCTGCGATCGCCACCCAGCTCTGCCCCGAGCTGCGCGGCCAGTGGACGGCGGCATGGGTGGGGCAGGTCTCGGCGTGGGGGGTCGCCGGTGTCGTCCACCATCCCGGCACGACCGTGCCGCAGCGGCCCATCCTCCAGAGGGTCGAGTACGACACCCCGTTGTCGCCGTGGACCGTCGCGCACCGACTCGTTGGCCAGTTGGTCGACGTACGGTCCGCCAATCTGGGCCACGACCTTGCCCGCCTCGGCAGCGACCGGTTGGAGGCAGAGTTCGCTCGCGTCGCCGGCCTGGTCGGCACGAGCCGGTGACGACACCCGGAAGCGGCGGCAGCGCCGCGCTTCCGGGGTAGGGCCCCGGCCTCACTGCTCGCGTCACCGGGCGTGGGCCGGGGCTGGTCGCCGTCAGCAACCCGAAATCCAAGGAGAGAAATCTGTGGCCGTGGAAGTGCAGTGCCCTGGGGTGCTGGATGAGTGGGAGGCGAGCTGGTATCGCGAAAGGCTCGCCGACCCGTCGCTGCTCGACAGCAGCGTGGTCATCGTTATCGACCGGGTGCGCTACCTCGCGGTGCCGGTCGGTGGGCAGCGCCGCGCCGGCTACATCCCCGTCGAGGACAGGGACCACCTGTGGCGGCTGCGGGACGCGCTGAAGGATCGCCCCGGATTCCCGTCCCTTCGGCTCCGTTGGTCGACGCACGCGTACGTGTCGCACGCCGTCGCATGGGGTGACCCGGTGCCGCGGGATGCGGGCGACCGCGAAACCCAGGAGTTCTACGGCTTCGACGCGGAGCGGTTCGACCGGGCCAACGCGGACGAACTCGGGGACAGTACGGCCGGCGCGGCCGTCGACTCGTGAGGGTGCGCCGCAGGCGGGGGGTGGTCGAGGTGCGGCCTCCTGATGCCCGCGACGAGTGGGAGGCGTCCTGGTACCGGGAGCGGCTGCACGATCCGTCGCTGATCGATTTCGGCGTCGTGGTCGTCGTTGATGGGATTGGTTTTCTCGCGGTGCCGGTCGGCGGCCGACGCCGCGGCGGCTACCTAGCCGTGGACGACTTCGCGATGGTGGGCCAGCTACGCGCGGCTCTCGCCGGCCTGGAGGGTTTCCCGTCGGTGCGCGTGCGCCGGTCGACGGACCCGCGCGTGTGTCACGCCGTCGAGTGGGGAGACCCTGCGCCCCGCAGCGACAGTGAAGTGATCCGCGGCTGGTTCTACGGCTTCAGCGAGCAGGCCGTCGTGCGCTTCTGCCAGGAGAGGGACGTATGGCCAGCGAGAAGAGGCCGCTCCGCGACGGTGAGGCGGCACAGTTGGTAGCGGTGAGGCTCAGCGCGCTCGGCGTGCGGGTCTGCGCGAGCGGGCGTACGGGCTGGGAGGCGTGGCGGGCGTGGCGCCGCGACTGCCCGTGGGCGGCGTGGGCCATCGTCGTGTGGGCCGTACTGATGAGCGGGACGATCGCCCAAGTCGTCTGGGCGGTCGGATGATGCCGAGGCGCGGCGCGCGCGGAGCGGGCGGCCTGCGGCAGCCTTCCGCCACTCCTCCAGCCCCTCGGCCTGTGCCGGTCTCGCTCCCATAGACCCCTGCCCCGCGACCGGGTTGACCGTGGGTCCCCGCCGTGGGGCAGGTCCAGCACCACTCCATCAACGAAGGGACAAGCATGACCCAGTTGGAGATGCCCGCCGTGGACGCCGTCGCCAATGCCGCGCGGCGTATCCGGGACAGCATCGCGAGCGACCCGCAGTTCCCGCAGTTCCGGGCCGCGAGCCTGGAGTACTCGGAGGATTGGCAGTGCTTCACTGGGTTCCCGGTCATCGACCGCTGGAACCTGGAGGCCGACGCCGAGCCGCTGTTCGAGGAGGGCCTGCGCGCACTCGCACTGAAGGCGGCCGTTTACGAGGCCACCCGTGACGACCAGGCGGCCGAAATCGCCATCGCCGTGCCGGTAGACGAGATGACGCACGCGATGCTCGCGCAGGCGCAACTCCTGCACGCGATCGCGGACCGCGTCGGGGCCGTCATCATCCACCAGACCGACCAGGAGCACACCGACTACCGGGCGGGAGGCTACACGCACGACTGCTACCGGGCTGCCTGGGGTGAGCCGCCGGCCCGGTACTGGCTCGACCACGTGGAGGTGCTGCGGCGTCGCAGCGTGCTCGCCGGCCTGTACGAGAGCATCGGCATGGGCCGCAGCGGCCGGGAACACGCCATCAACTTCGCCGCGGTCGCGGCCTAGCCGAGTGCGGCGCGCAGCACGGCGGTGATGTCCGTGGCCGGGTCTGCGGCGAGGAGGATGTCCGTCGCCTGGCGGATCACGTCGTCGCAGGCCTCTGGCGGCGCCGCGTCCAGTGCTGCGCGTACCCAGGCGGGGACCTCGCCGGCCTCGACGGGCGGCGGGGTCTCCCAGGGGAGGGGCAGCGAGTCAGTGGCGTACGGGGCGGCGGGCAGTCCGACACGCTCGGGGTGCACGCACACCGGTACGCCAGCGGCGGTGAAGCGGTGGCCGGTCACGGGGTCGAAGGGGCAGTCCCGTGAGGGACGCTCGACGACATCGAACCGGCCGCCGGGCAGGCGCAGGGACGGGCACACCCCGCACACTGGCCGGCCATCCCGAGCGAACGGCTCGCCGTGCTGCGTCATCCGCGGATCTCCTCCCGTTCTGTGTTTGTCAGCACGCTAGTGGAGAGCTCGGCCCCGGCCGGGCCCTGCCGGACCACCTGGACCAGACGCGCATCCGCACTCGCGGACCTGGTGAGCCGTAAAGCGCTCACGGACATCGAATACACGACCTAATCTCTCAACCAACCCCCCACGGCTGCCCCGGTCGCACGATGGCCGGGGCAGCGCCTCGTTCACCGTCCCCCCTCACCGAGGACCAGCCACATGTCCCGCGTTGCCTTCGCCGATCTACCCGCCGCTGCCCGCCAGGCCGTCACCCGTCATACCGGGCCCGTCCGTACCGTCCGGCCCGCGTGGGGCGGGCAGCACGCCGCCCTGGCCGTCCTCCTGGCCACCCAGGCCGGGCCCGTCTACGTCAAGGGCGTCCCCGCCGATACCCCCCAGGCAGACGCCCAGATGCGAGAGGCCGCTGTCGCCCCCCATCTGCGTACCGCCGTGCCCCGGCTGCTCTGGCAGGTGGACGCCGGCGGGTGGCTGCTGAGTGGCTGGCAGGCCGTGAGCGGCCGTCAGGCGGACTACCGCTCACGGGAGGACCTGCACCTGGTGCAGAGCCTGATGGAGCAGGTGCAGCGCGAGAAGATCACGGCCGGGGTGGAGTTGGGCACCGCCGTGGAGCGCTGGGGGCCGTACGCGGACGAGGGCGCCGCGGAGGCCTTCGCCGGCGATGTGCTGTTGCAGACGGAGTGGGCACCGGAGCAGGTGCTGGTGGGGCCCGGCCGCCAGGCGTGGGTGGTGGAGTGGGCCTGGCCGACCCGGGGAGCGGGGTGGATCGACCCGTACATGTGGGCGCTGCGGCTGATGGAGGCCGGCCACTCCGCGGCCACGGCGGTGGAGTGGGCGTGTGAGGTGCCTTCGTGGCGTGATGCCGACCCCGCGGCGCTCCGGGCGTTCGCTGCGGCGGTCGCGCGGGTGTGGCACGAGATCGCGACGAAGGAACCTGCCGGGGGGAACCTGCACACGGCCGTGCAGGCGGCGGAGCTGTGGGCCTACCTGGCGCTGGACCCCAGGGCGTCCCATTGCTGACATGCGCCAGGTCTATGCCAATGTCAAGTTAACTCTTTTGGGTGACTCGTGGTTGTGAGGCGCATCCATCTAGTCACCGGTGGCAGTACAGGGTTAAATGACATTCGTGTTTCGGCCAAACGGCCGTGACCGGTGTCAGATCAGGCTGCCGTGCCCAAGGGGTGCGGCGGAGCGGATGGCCCTCGTCCATACTCCGCAGGTTGGGCAGGGACACACCGCAGGTGGGCCCGGCGGCGATACGTGCCGCCGGGCCCACTGTGTTATACGGCGCGGAAGGGCTTGCTGTATGTACCTGGGCGCATGGAATTGACGCACTCGTTGCCATAACGATGCACGAGTGGGGCGCTCGCTGTGTGGGCCACTGCTCCGGAAGCGCCATGCGCCCCGGGCGGGGTGTAGTGCCAGGTGGGGGGCGCGGGCGCTGCTCGTTTCCCGAGGGTGTTCCCATGGGAACACGGATCGGGGCCAGGGCGGTCTGGGACGGGCTGAGGCGGGCCAGTCCGGTTCAGGCCCGGATGGGTTTGCGCTGGTCAGCGCAAAGCCGCAGGTCACAGGGTGTTTGTAGGGCTCACTGTGCGGGGGCTGCGGCCGTTTCCCTTTGTGGCCACCTGACCTGGCGATATGGCCCGAACTCCCGGTTTCCCGAAGGTGACTTGGGAACACCCTGGGAACACATCGGCTATCGTCCTGCCATGGCTAGCGTCGTTCCGAGACGGAATAATGCTGGTGAGATCACCAGCTATCAGGTCAAGTGGCGCTTGGGCGGGGGGAAGACCGCTCCATGGCAGAGCGAGCGCTTCGACGGTGACGAGCAGGGTCTGGACGCCGCGGAACTCTTCAGAGAGGCCGTCGACGACGCCGGGCAGCAGTGGCCGGCGGGGTGGGTCAAGGGTCAGGGGTACATCGACCCGACGGCCGCCGCGCCGGATGAACTGCGCTACCGGTTCGACAACTTCGCCCGCGAGAGCATCCAGAACCGGACCGCGAGCAAGCGCTACAAGGACATGAGGTTGCGCGCCCTGGAGGTGTATGTCTTCCCGACGTTCGGGCATTGTGACGTCCGCTCCACCGAGCACTTCAGCAGGAGCACCATCGGGGCCTGGATCAACAAGATGCGCAAGACCAAGGTCAAGCGCGGGTCGCAGACCAAGCCCATGTCCTCCGAGACGCTGCGGGGTCTGCACGGGCTGCTCTCGTCCGTCCTGCAAGAGGCGGTCGTCGCAGAGCCGCCGCTGCGCGAGCGCAACCCGTGTGACCTCACCCGCCTGCCCAAGGACGACGAACGGGGCGTCGGGGACCGAGAGTCGACCGACGACATGGAGTTCATGACTCCCGACGAGATCGCCGGCCTCGTGAGCTGCTTCCCCCGCGCAGAGGACCGGATGTTCGTCCGGTTCCTGTACGCCACCGGACTGCGGTGGGGGGAGGTCACGGCCCTGGCCGCCAAGCACGTGCGCGTGCAGGGCAAGCTGCACCTGGTGCGCGTCACGCGGGCGTGGAAGCGGGACACGGGGCCGCCGGAGGTGTGGTGGCTGGGCCCGCCCAAGACCAGGGCCGGGCGCCGGACGGTGGAGATCACGGCCGGGCTGTGGCAGGAACTCCTGGACTTCGGACTCGCGGGCCTGGGCAAGGACGATCTGATCTTCCCGGGCCCCAACGGAGGGCGCCTGCCCTACTCGACGTTCTACGGGCGGTGGCTGGCCGCGGTCGCCGAGGCGAAGCGCGCCGGGCTGCTGCCTGAGTGGAAGGCCCCCACGGTCCACGATCTGCGCCACTCCCACGTGGCGGCCCTACTGTCGGACGGCCACAGCCTGACCTACGTGCAGCGGCGCCTCGGACATGAGTCGATCAAGACCACGAGCGACCGGTACGGGCACCTGCTGGAGACCGCGCACCAGGCCGCGCTCGCCACCCTGGACCGGGTGCTGGGCACCGCGCCGACCGCCCAGGCCGAGGACGCCGTCGAGGAGGCGCAGGAGACGCGGCAGCCCGCCGTGCACGTCCTGCATGTCGGCGCCCGGCGGCTCGGGTTCTGGAAGCTGGAGGACGCGGAGGAGACCGCCGAGCGCTGGGCACGTGATCGCGGCGGCCCCGTGCTCGTGGAAAGGTGGTCTGCCGACCAGTGGATGCAGGCCGAGGGGGACCAGGCCGGCGGGGCGGATGCCCTCGCGGCCGTACGGTCTGCGCTGCCGGCGCGCGCGTATGTCTGGCGGGTGGGCCCGGCGGTGTACGCGGTGGACGGCACGGAGGTGGTGTCAGCCTCTGGGGTCCACGAGCCTCGGGCGCTGTGGGTGTGGGACTGGGAGCCGGAGTTCACCCAGGAGCCCGCTCATGGCCTGGCGGAGTGGCGCCGTGGTCCCCTGGCTGAGACGGAAGCGCGGGCCTGGGGGACGGACCAGGAGGCTGTCTTGGCGGCCTACGCGACCGCCCGCACCGACGCGCTGCGGGTGTGCGGGTCGCACCCGGACCACGGCGCGGGAGAGCGCCAGCCGGTCTCCTGACGGCGGCATGCGAAAGGGCCCTGACCGTCGGCGTGGTCAGGGCCCTCCGCTATCGGCTGTGGCCGCCTATGCCTGTCCGCTCACGCCCTCCACGGTGCGGTCGTGCTGGGGACTGTCGGCCAGCCGTGCAGCGGAGGGAATGCGTCGGAGCGGGATGGGCGCCGCAGGTGTGCGCGCTCTCTCGTCCAGGTACGGCCGCCCCGGGTTGTCCACCTGGGGCGCCGCGGCCGGCGGGGACGCAGGTGCTGTGCTCCGCGCGGCCGGGGTGATGGCAGGGCGCGGCCGGCTGAACCGGTCCGCCCGCTCCTGCAGGGTCTCGCGAACGAGTCTGTTGTGGTCCTCGGCCAGCTCGGCGTACGCCCCTTGCAAGGCGGCGAGGTGTTCCTCGAGGTGGCTGTTACGCGTTAGGGCTTCGTCCAGGCGGCGGGCGATTCCCATGACGTAGGAACTGGCCTGTTCGGCCTGCTGGTTGAGTCGGTCCTCCCTCTCCTTGAGTTCCCTGGCGCGCGTGGCGCTCGCCTCTATGAAGGTGCTGCGCTCGATCGCGACCTGCTGGGCCATCTGGCGAGTGCGCGCCTCGTGGGTGTTCAGCCACCTGCGCAGCGTCGCCAGGGCGATGATGGTTACGCACACCATGGCGGCCAGCCAGGCCGCCATCATCACGACGGTGTCGCCTGCTTCATGGTGGGGCCTCTCGCCGGTGACCATGAACGTTGCCGCGACGCCCGCGATCAGTCCGCTGACTGACGACGCGATGGTTGCCCTTCCCGGCATGTGTCCCCCTTGCTACGGCGCCCCCGAATGCGCCGCCGAGTGCTCAGTGTCTTTTGCTCGTTGCAGCTTGATCGCCAGTTCGAAAGCGCCCACCAGCGTCTGGCGGATCACGGGGTCTGTGATGCCCCATGAGTCTGCAAACGCCTCGGGAGACTGGGGTGCTTGCGAGGTTGATGAGCCTACATCCGGAATGATCCCTTCTGGCCATGCCTCGCGAGAGATGACTCCAGCGGCGACCAGAAGGTTGCGCACGTCGGTGTGCAGGACTCTGGCGAGTCGTTCGAACTGGTTGGGCATGGGCAAGGTGATGCCGTTGATCATGCGTCCGACGGCGGACCTGCTCATGCCGGTGGCTTCGGCGAGGGCGACCTGCCCGCCGGCGCCTGGTGTCATGTCGTAGCCGGCTTCGGCGGCGAGGCGCCGCACAAGGTCGCCGAACTCCTTGGCTGTCGCTCCCCGGGTGTTTCCGGGTGGCCCATCACTGGTGGGCGTGGGGGGTGTGTCCATACTCCGCATACTGCCGAGATTAGCGCGCATGCATGCAACATTCCTAGAGGCGTGCATGCGCGCATCACCCCAGATCGCAGGCGGTTTGGTCATCCCTGCTGGTGGGAGCAGGTGCACCCCCGCCGGGAGTTCGCGGCAAAGGTTGTGGAATTAGTACGCACGGCCTGTTGCGTGCATGCGTGCACGTCAACTATGGTCGTGCATGCACGCTACGTGCATGAGTGCACGTCCCCTGCTGAGGAGGGATATGGCCACGCTGCACGCCCAGCGGCTGCTCACGAGAGCTGCCGAGAAGGGCGACCACACCCCGACCGCCATCGCGCGCCGCATCAAGGTCCGCCGGTCCACGGTCACCCGGCTCCTCGCCGGCGAAACCGTGCCGTCCCTGCCGTCCCTGCTGGCCATGCGCACCGCGTACGGCCTGAGCCTGGACGACCTGGTGAACGAGGCCGGTGAGGCCGCCGCCACCGAGCAACAGGCTGACGCCCGATGACCGCCTGGACGCGCAGGCACTGCGTCTGCACGGAGGTGCGCAACCTCACGTACGAGCAGGCCGCCGAAGCGCTCGCGCTCAAGACGGACCGGTGGCTGCGGGACAACATCAGCCGCCTGCCACACCAGAAGTTCGGCCAGCAACCGGCCGTGTTCTGCATGTGCGACCTGCGCCTCATCCAGGCGATGCAGACCGTCCTGCCCGCTGACGCTCTCGCCGTCATCAACCCGCCGGCCGACCAGGCCGAGCCGATCCCCGCTGAAACGCCGGCCGTTCGGTCGCTGGCGTCCATCCGGCCCGCTCAGGGCCGCAGGCGCGCGACCGCCCAGGTGTGAGGCGGCGGGGCCGTACGGACCGTGCCGGGTCCAGCACAGCCCCGCTCACCCAGGCCGTACCTCAATCCCATGAATCGAGGTCCAACCCATGACGCGCAACCTTAGTACCCGCACCGGACCACTGACAGGCCGCACGCGTGAGTACCACCGCATCGCCGACCACCAGGCGGTGGCCGCCCGCGCCAAGGCCCACCCGGGGCAGTGGCAGCGGGTGGGCATGTACCAGTCCGCCGAAGTGGCCCGCTCCACCGGCACCCATGTGCGTGCCGGTCGGCTCGCCGCCTACAGGCCCGCCGGCCACTTCGAGGCGTACCAGACGCTGGGCCGCGAGGGGCGCGAGCTGTGGGTGCGCTACGTCCACGACAGCACCTCGCTCGGCGAGCTGCCCGAACAGCTCCCCCAGTCCGTGGCCGTGCTGATGGCCGCCCACCAGACGGTGGACCGGTACGTGAGCGCCCGGTGGGCCGTCAACCTGCTCGACCGCCACGGCTACGCCGAGGACGCCGCCCGCGTCCGGGGGTGGCTGGAGGCGGAACAGGACGGCCACAGGAGCGCCCGCCAGGCCGCCGCCTACCTGCTCCAGACCAACACCACCCGAGAGGACACCGACCAGTGAGCGCGGCATCTCGATCCTGGGGGCACGCCATCCGGCCCCTGACGGAGCAGGAGCAGGCCAGCAACGCCCGGAGCGGACGCGCCACGTGCGGCACCGGCCGCTGCACCGAGCAGGCCACGCACCTGACGACGTACAAGTACGTCACCGGCCGGGCCGGGCGCGTGTCCAGTGCCTCGCGCCACGTGTGCACCGCGCACGCCGACACGTTCGCCGCCAAGCACGACCTGGCCGCCCAGGGCGGTGATGCCCAGTGAGCGCCACCGTGACCGAGCCCACCATCCCCGGCCTGGACCTGGCCCCGGAGGCCCGGGTGGTCCTGCCCGCCGGCGACATGTGGGACCCGGAGTACCGGAAGCGCTGGCTGGCGGCGCGCCAGGCCGGCCTGGGCGGCTCCGACGTCGCGCGGCTGCTCGGGTTCGTGTCGGGCCAGGGGCCGTGGCACGTCTTCGAGGACAAGCACGGCCGCGGCAAGGACTTCGACACCGAGGCGATGGAGTTCGGCCGGGAGATGGAGGAGCCCATCGCCCGGGTGTTCTCCCGCCGGACCGGTATCCCCGTGGTCACGCCGCCCGGCATGTACGTCAACGTCGAGCGGCCGTGGATGCTCGGCAACGTCGACCGGCTGGCGCTGGACGCGGACACCCGCGAGGTGGTCGGCCCGCTGGAGTGCAAGAACCGCACCGAGTGGCAGCGCAAGGACTGGGAGCAGGACGAGGCGCCGGACGCCCCGCAGATCCAGAACCTGTGGTACCAGGCCGTGGGCGGCTGGCGCGGCGGCTACTGCGCCGCCTGCGTCGGCGGGAACACCCTGCGCTGGCACAAGGTGCAGCGCCGCGAGGACCTGATCCAGCACCTCGTGGAGTGGACCGGGGACTGGTGGCAGCGCCACATCGTGGAGGGCGAGGAGCCCCCGGCGGACGGCCTGCCCGGCACCAAGGACCTGCTGGCCCACCTGTGGGACGTCAAGGAAAACGCCGTCACCGAGGTTGCCGCCGAGCAGGCCCGCAACCTGCGCCGCCGTGCCGCCGCCCTGTCCGCCGCGATCGACCGGGCCCAGCGCCGCCTGGACGAGGTGGAGAACACCATGCGCCTGGTCGCCCGGGAGAACGAGATCGTCAAGACCCCCGGCGGCAAGGTCGCGTGGACCAACAAGCAGAACGGCAACTTCGCCCCGGCCAAGTTCGCCAAGGACCACCCGGACCTGGCCCGCGAGTACGCGACCACGAAGACCGTCATCGACACCAAGCGGCTCGCCGCCGAGCGGCCCGAGCTGTACCGCCAGTACCGCGCTCGCGTGCTGCGCGTGCCGTCCAAGGAGATCTGATCTTGACCGAGACGCTGATGGCTCGGGTGCTCGCCGCTACTGGCGGTGGGCGCCCCGCCCCCGAGCAGCCCACCACCGAGCCGGTGGAGCCCCCCGTGGGGGAGGCCACCCCGGCCCAGGTGGACGCCGTCCAGGCGTACCTGGACAAGTACCGCGAGAAGCTGGCCGCGGCCCTGCCCTCGGTCCTGCCGTACGAGGAGTTCGCGGCCCACGTGGCCGAGCTGCTGCCCCGGCTCGGCCGGTGCACGCCTGCGTCCCTGCGCATGGCACTGCTCACGTGCGCCCGGTTCGGTCTCAAGCCGGACGGCTACGAGGCCGCCATCCAGGTACAGGGCAACAAGGCCGTGTTCATCCCCCGCTACCAGGGCTATGTGCGACTGATGCTCCGGGCCGACCCGGGCGCCACCGTCCACTGCGGCCTGGTCTACGAGAGCGACACCTGGCGGGTCCGTCCCAGCCTGCCCGCTCCGGATGACTTCGAGCTGGAGACCCACCCGGAGCTGCCGGACGAGGAGCGCGGCAAGGCCCTGTTCGCGTACGCGTTCCTGGTCAACTCCGCCGGGCAGCGCTCGCAGGTGGTCACCGTCAACCGCAGCCGGGCCGCCCAACTCCGCGACGAGTGGAGCTACGCCTACAAGCTCGCCGAGCAGACCGGCACCCGTGACTCCTTCTGGCACCGGGACTTCGACCACCAGATGAAGAAGTCCGCGCTCAAGGCCCTGTTCCCGTGGGTGGACACCTCGGCCGAGGTGGTCGCGCTGGTGCGCGCGGACGACGCCGGCGACCGGGGCGAGGTGCAGATCGTGCACGCGCCGGACCCGGAGCGTGCCGCGCTGGTGGCGGAGGCCGAGCGGGCGCACCGCGCGGCGGAGGGCAGCCAGGAGACGGCGGCCCTGCCGGTGAAGCGGAACGCCGCCGGTCGCCGCTACCGGGGCAAGAAGCAGCGCGGCGGCCGTAAGGGCCGGGTGAGCTGATGAGCTGGCACCGCCGGCCGTACCTCGGCCTGGACCTGGAGACCTCCGGTACGGACCCGGAGCGGGACTGCATCGTCACGGCTGCCGTCGTCCGCTGGGGCGGCGGCCTGGAGACCGTGCCCCGCTCGTGGGTGGCCGTGCCCGAGTTCGAGATCCCGGCGGAGGCGTCGGCGGTGCACGGCTGGTCAACCGAGCGCGCCCGAGCCGAGGGCGCGCCTCCTGACGGCGTCCTCGCGGACGTCATCGCTGCGGTGGTCGACGGGGTGGAGCAGGGCTACCCCCTGGTGGTCATGAACGCCCCGTTCGACCTGACCCTCCTCGACCGGGCGGCCCGGCGCCTGGGCGTCCGGCCGCTCGTCGAGCGGGTCACCCCGTACGTCCTGGACCCCCGCGTCCTGGACAAGCAGGTGGACCGCTACCGGCGCGGCCGGCGGCGCCTGGCAGACCTGTGCACCCACTGGTGCGCCAAGCTCGACGGCCAGGCCCACGACTCGCAGGTGGACGCCATCGCCGCCTGTGACCTGGTGTACCGGATCGCCCGGCGGCACCCGTGGTTGCAGCGCAAGAGCCTGGCGGATCTGCACGACGCTCAGCGGTCGTGGGCGTATCAGCAGAACGCGTCTTTCCGGGACTACCTGCACCGTCAGCCGGGCCGGGAGGTGGAGGCCCTGGGCGTACGCCTGGACTGGCCGATGGTCCCGGCCGCCACCGCGGCGGCCCTCTCGACAGCAGGCGGCGACCCCCTGGCCGCGATGCACGCGGCCGGTGAGATCGAGGCCGCCGAATACCACTACTGCACCCGCGAGCGCTCCACCCGCGCGCACGCCGTCACGGCTGACGGCCGCCGCCGCTGCTGGAGCTGCGGGAACGAAACGGACGGCAACCAATGACCATGATCGAACCGTTCGGGGTGGACTACGTGCGCCCCGCCGAGGCGGACTGCCCGGACTGCCACTGCTGCACGGCCCGCCTGTGCGAGCGCGGCCGTCACAGTATTCACCAGTGCCGGGGACTGACGGCGGAGGAGCTGCGGGCGACCGTCTACAACTGCCCGTGCTCGTCGGCGCTGACGCGCGGCACGCACGCCTGGCGGCTGGAGCGCGTCCGGGCCACCCGGTACGCCACGGAGCACCCGCTGGCCCCGGCCGTGGAGGTGGTGCTGCGGGCGCTCGCCATGGGTGAGACCGCCGACGACCTGCGGGCCCTGGCCCAGTTGCGGGTGGCCGGGTTCGTGGCCGAGCCGGCCGATGAGCTGTTCACCGTGACCGAACTCGGCGCTTTCTACCTGGACATGCGCAGCGCGGCCCGGCTCACCACCTCGGTGGAGGTGCTGTCCGTCGACACCAAGGCCCGCACCGCGCAGTGCGCGGTCGTGGGCTGGCGCATGGCCGAGCCCGTGACGGTGCTGCTGGACCAGCTCCAGGCCGACACCGGCCTGCCGGTGCAGGAGCTGGCCGGGACGTGGCTGGAGGCGGAGGCCAACTGCTACGCCGACCAGGCCGACGACGTGGTGCTCACCCGGGTGCGGGTGGCCCCGCCGCTGCCGGACGGGGACGCGGAGCAGACGGTGGCCCTGCGGGCCGTCGAGATCACCCCGGCCGGGGGTGAGCAGGCGTGAACCACGGCGTGCAGACGATCCACGACCACACCCCCAGGGCCCGGCCTGTTGACGGGCCGCGGGTGGTCGGCGTGGACACCAGCCTGACCGGCACCGGCCTGGCCTCCTCGGAGGGCTGGTGCCGGGTGATCGGCTACGTGGACAAGAGCAAGAAGCACCCCATCAGCAAGCTGCCCCGGCTGGAGCGGCTGGCCCACATGAACGTGCTCCTGGACCAGGTCATGGCCGGCATCGGCCGCCCGGACCTGGCCTTGATGGAGGGTGCGGCACTGTCCCGCGCGTCCGGTGGTGCGCATGAGCGCGGCTGGCTGTGGTGGCGGGTGTTCGAGCGGCTGCTGGACGCCGGTATCCCCACCGGGGTCATGTCCACCAACCAGCGGATCCTGTACGCCACGGGCAAGGGCAGCGGCTCCAAGACGGTGGTGCTGGAGCAGGTGGTGAGGCGCTGGCCCCAGTGGCAGACCGGCGGCAACGACAACGCCGCGGACGCCGTGGTGCTCATGGCCGCCGGCCGGGACTGGCTGCGCCACCCGATCTGTGCCGTGCCCAAGGTCCACCGCAAGGCCGTGGACGGCGCCGACTGGCCGCAGGACGTGGCCCCGGAGCTGTTCGGGACGGGGGCGGCCGGATGAGCTGGGAGGCCGTGGCGCGGGCTCTGCAGAACGGTGACCCGCGGGAGCTGTCGGACCTGGCGCTGGCCGCCGAGCACGGGTGCAGCGTGCGGCTGGTCGCCCGGGTACGCCGTGACCTGAACCTGCCCGCGTACCCGCGCGGTCGGCGGCCTGCCGCCGAGACGCTGGAGGGGGCGGTTCAGCAGCGGTCCCGGCCGGTGGCCGGCGGCCACCGGGAGTGGACGGCGCAGGTCTCCGCCAGCGGCACCCCGGTGCTGTCGTGGCGTGGCCGGCACGTCACGGTCGGACGGGTGGCGTTCACGATCGCCCACGGGCGGGAGCCGGAGGGCCAGGTGCGCCCGTCGTGCACGTTCCCGCACTGCGTGGAGCCCGCCCACCAGGCGGACCGGCTGATGCGCGAGGCGGCCCGCGCCACCGTGGCGGAGGTGGCCGAGTGAGAGTCGACCGGCTGGAGAGGACGCCTCTCGCCATCCCCGGGGCGCTGCCGTCGGGGCCCGGGCGGGGAGAGCTGCTGGCCGTCGCCCGGCGCATCGCCGGCGCCCCGGACACCGCCACCTGGTGGCGGGGCCGGGACCTGGTGGCCGTGGCTCGCGCGGCTGATCTGGGCGCACCGCTGCCGGTGCTGGACGAGGACCGCGACGAGCCGCGCCTGGCCGCTCTCGTGATGGCGGCGGTCGGGATCGGCATCGAGGACACGGCGGTCCGCCTGGGCACGTACCAGCGGCAGGTGTCCCGGTGGCGTACGGCGGAGGCCGGTCGTGCTTGATGCCTACCTCGCCGCGCTCGGTGTCGTGCTGCCGGTCGTGGAGGCCGTGCCGGTGTGGGGGCCGCTGCTGCTCGTCGGGACGGTCGCCGTCCTGGTGCGGCAGTGGCGGCCCGCCCGCCGGACGGTGCCCGGACACGTCCCGGGCGATGTCCGGACGCGCGCGGACACCGGCCCGGACACCCCCACCCCCAGCGCTATGACCTGCGCGGACACGCGTCCGGACGTGTCCGCGGCCACCAGGGAGGACGTGTCCGGACACGAGGAAGAGAGGTAACGGTGCCGTCGATCTTTCCCGCCCGCCGGGCGCCGGACAACCTGCCGCGGCCCGCGCACTGGGCGAGCGCCGCGGTCTGCAAGGGCTCGGACAACCACCCGGACACCTGGTTCCCGATCCCCACCGACGCGTTGAGCGTCGAGCGCGCCAAAGCGTTGTGCCGCAGCTGCCCGGTGCAGATGCGGTGCCGCACCGACGCCCTCACCCGGGGCGAGGACTACGGCATCTGGGGCGGCCTGGACGAGAACCAGCTACGCGCCGCGCGCAAGGTGCGCCGGGCCGCCGCCACGGTCACGCAGACCACCGAGGACCCCGGCGCCCTGGCCAAGGCCGGCTGACCCCACCCCACCCCACCTGTCCCGCCCACCACCGAAGGGGAGCCCCTGTGGCCATCACCGAACGCGAGATCCACATCCGCTTCGCCCCGCCCAAGACCGACGAGACCCGCAACGACATAAAGGCCCGGATCTCCGCCAAGGCGGAGGAGTTGGCGCTGCTCATCCATGAGCTGGTGCCCGGCTGCCGGGAGGAGTCCCAGGCGATCAAGGGCATTGAGATCGCTGTCCAGTGGGCGCATGACGCCGTGGACCGGCGCCTGGTCCTGCGCGGCGAGATGCGCCCCGCGCCGGCCGTACCGGTTGCTGCGCCTGTCGTGGCCGGGCCGGGTGAGGCGTGATGGCGCTGTACGTGCCTGGCCTGGGCGTGGCGGACTACCAGGAGATCGTGGAGTCGCTGCTGGTCGCTGCCGACTACGCCGGCGGCGAGGAGATCGCCGAGCTGCGGCGGGACATCGCCGACCGGATCGGGGACGCTCTGGACACGCTGCCTGCGCCGCGCGTTGCCCGCGAGGCGGTGACCGGCCAGTGATCGGTTCGGAGGCACTGGACTCGCTGGTGCGCGAGATCTTGCGCCACACCCTGGACGGCCGCCCCGCCCTGGCCGCCTCCCTCCTGGACGTCGTGTCCGAACACGGGGACGGCGCCGACCTGTTCGGCGTGTGCTGCGCCGCCGCGGAGTGCGGGCGGGTCGCCCTGCAGGCGCTGTTCCCGTTCGCCTGCGACGGCGCGGCGGACGAGTGGCGTCTGCTGCCCGAGATGGTCGAGCAGATGGCCGGCGACCCGCACCGGCTGTTCGCCGCGCGGTTCATGACCGCCTACCTCAACGAGGACCAGCCCATGGCGCTGGCGCTGTTCCAGGCCAGTGAGGCGGCCGGCTACCAGGACCGCACGGAGTCCATCTGTGCCCTGCTCGCGCACGTGCGGGGCCTGACCCTGCGGGCCGAGCAGGGCCCCGCCATCCCAGACCCGGGAGGAATGCCCTCATGACCACCGAGACGACCCAGCGGCGGAAGTGGCAGCCGGTGCGCGGCGAGGCGCGTGACCGGATGCGGAAGGAGGCGGCCCAGGACTACCTGGCCGGGTCCAGTGTCCGGGCGGTGGCCGCTCACCTGTCCGAGCGGCACGGCCCCGTCTCCTTCGGTCTGGCCCGGGACCTGCTTCACGAGGCCCAGGTGCCCATGCGCTCCCGCAACGCCCGCCGCCGCTCCTGACCACCCCCCCAGCGCGGGCCCGGGCTGCCTCCCCCC